GCAAAGCCAATGCGCCGCACATAGATATCGAATTCAATCCGCAAGGTTTTGACTGCGATTTCTCGTGGGGAGGCGGGTATTCGCTGCATGCGGACATGAATCTATGGAACGCAGAGCGCCAGCAGTATGCGCAGAAATGGTATAAAGAAGCCGCGACCGACACAGTGATGACTGTAACCGCACAGAATAAGAAGGCTGAATGAGCCAGACCGGCACATACAACCTCTGCATCAATCAATATGCCACTTACGAGAAAGTGTTCATATGGATTGCGGGTTTCTGTGGTTGTGGAACTGTTGGAGCGACTTCTGGTCCAGTTGATTTAACAGGCTACACCGCAGCGCTGCAAATCCGCCCATTCGCGCTCTCGACAACGATTCTCTACGATGCTTCCTCGAACATCATGCTAGGCGGCACGGCCGGCACGATCACGCTCGATATCCCAGCGACCGCGACCGCGCTATTCACTTGGTGGAATGGTGTGTATGACCTTCTGCTCACCAGCTCCGCAGGCGTTTCGACGCGGCTGCTGATGGGTTCTGTAACGGTTACGCCAGGGGTAACGCCATGAGCGTGCCACCCACCGAAGTCATCGTCCAAGAGACTAATACCAATGTGGTGCAAGTCGTCACCGCCGGACCGCAAGGCCCAACCGGTCCGATGGGAAATCCTGGTCCTACCGGACCTAACTTCGGCATCATTGGTCCCACGGGACCAACAGGCACTGGAGGCCCCACAGGTCCAGCAAATGGCCCAACCGGCCCTCCTGGCCCAACTGGCCCCGGAGTCGGCGCCACAGGCCCTCCCGGATCGTCTGGCCCGACAGGTCCAAGTGGTCCCACCGGCACAGGACCCACTGGGCCCACTGGTCCTGGCGTTGGCGCGACTGGGCCCACTGGCCCAACTGGAGCGGCGGCGGGCCCGACTGGTCCGACAGGCCCAGGGGGAGGCGGTAGCAACCAGATCGGGGTATTAGGCACCGCTCTATCTCCATCAGGCGATGTCACCGGCAACACCGACACCGCTGCGCTGCTTGCGGCCTACAATCTCGCGGTAAGCGTCGCGACGTTGCAGCCCGGTGGCTCGACCTTCGGCGGTAATGCGGTGATTCAGTTCAATGGAGGAATTTTCTACATCAACGCGCCTTACACGATGATGTCGGGACTCACCAATGGACCGACGCAGAAATTCTCAGGTCTGAAATTCAAAGGTGCTGGCCAGGGCATCACCTATATCGTCTACTCACCTTCGACGCCCGGTCCGCTTTGCTATAACCGACTGATAGGAGATGTGCAGTTCGAGGGGATATCGTTTTTCGGCAACAGTGGCACATCTGATTTCTATCAGTCTTCCGAGCAAAACGGCACCTCTAACATCCAATATTTCAACCACCAGGACTGCTCCTGGGGCGGAAGTTGGCAGAACATTTCCTTGCTCTCAGGTGGCAATAACAATTCCGAGTGGCGCTGGGATAGATGCACGGTCGATGAGGGCTCAGGGACGATAAAAAATTGGCTTTACTTGCCCGCACCCGCCACTTGCACTATTTCATCCGGAAATCCCTCGCTTGCGATGACCAATATCAACGGCGCATTTGCTGTTGGCCAGACCACCGTATTCGGTACGACGGTAGGAAATATCACTGCAGGTACGACGTGGTTTATCGTTGCCGCATCGCCGACTGCCATTCAAGTGTCAACGACGTTTATGGGATCGGCCACGGTCCCAAATACCAATGGAACATCGCTAGCGACCAATTGCTCAGATCAGTTCTTAAATTTCTGGTGGACGAAGTGTAAGTTTTGGGACGCGACGGGACCGTGGATTAATTCGAACTTCGGCGGCCAGTTCATGTTGGATGATTGCGACATATCGGCCAACGGGCCGACCGCGACGACGTATATTTTCAATCTACTCGGGCAGCCAAATGCCAATGGCGTGCAGAATTTCCACGCCAATAACCTGCGCATCGAGCACACTACTGATTTCTCACTGACGATGAACTCAAATTGGAACTCGGGGAACATCAGTTTTAACAATCTAGATGAGTCATCGCAAGTCTTAAGCCGCACGAATACCAATCAGAATTTTCTATTCAACTTTGTCAATCAGCCAGGCCCAGTAATCAGCTTCAGGGATTCGCAGCTTGCGGGACAGCATAATTACAATGTGAATGCGAATAATTTTGCATTCCAGAATGTTGGTATTTATGAAGGATGCACATGCCTGCAATGGGATGCGTGGGCTAAATTCACAAACTTCACCGGCAGTTCCAACAGCGGCGGATTGCCGAAACTTAAATTTCGTAACACGAGAAATTTGAATAATGCTTCAACGGTCGGTTACCAGGAAGTCATGGACACTGATCTGAACTGGTCTGAAGCGAGCGGCATGTATACGGGAATAAAGGCGATGCAGATGGTAGGTGCATCGAGCAACTGGCCGACCAGCAACGGCTTAATAAGCTTCAGAATTCCGCTAGGTGCGGTGCCATCGCAATTTCGATTTTTCAAACTCGCCAACGGCAATTCCGGCGCATTTCAGTTCATATTGCAGCAAGGAATCACCAGCCCCGTAACCATTGGCGGAGGATCAGCCACGCCAATGGCAGGCTCGAATGCTGCGCTCGCAATTCCCGTTTACATTGTCCCATTCTTAGGATCTGGTGCCACGCCATTATCATGCACGACGGACGACTCTCGCACCTTCAGTATTGTTGAGCAGGTTGGCAGAACCGGTTTGTTCACCGGCATCTATGCATTTTTGGATTACTTCGGATGAAAATCGCCGTTTACGCCATATCAAAGAACGAAGCCAAGCACGCACAACGCTTCTGCGATGCGGCGTCTGACGCGGATTTGATCTTTGTCGCAGATACCGGATCGACTGACGGCACTCAGGACATATTGAGAGATTGCGGCGCAGAGGTGGTCAATATTCGCATTTCTCCCTGGCGCTTCGATGATGCGCGAAATGCGGCGCTTGCGTTGCTGCCGAATGATATCGATGTGTGCGTGTCTCTCGATTTGGACGAAGTGCTGCAGCCTGGGTGGCGCGCGGAGATTGAACGCGTATGGGTGCCTGGCATTACGCAGATGCGATATGGATTCGATTGGGGATGCGGGATAGCATTTCAGTACGAGAAGATCCACGCGCGCCACGGCATTCGCTGGCACCATCCTTGCCACGAATACCCTGCCGCAGATCGCGTACCGACCGCGTGGGCGCAGACTGACATGCTGCTAGTCGTACACAAGCCAGATCCAACGAAGTCCCGCGGTCAGTATCTGGACCTTCTGCGCGTCTCAATCGAGGAAGATGCGCACTGTCCGCGCAATGCCTTCTATTACGCGCGTGAACTGTCATTTAACCGTCAATGGCAAGACGCCATCACACAGGCAGAGCGCTATCTAGCGCTCCCGCGCGCCACCTGGCCCAACGAGCGCTGCTACGCCATGCGCGTCATTGGCCGCTGTTACCAGGAGCTAGGCAACTGGAGTGAGGCGCTTAAATGGCATCGAAAGGCCACGAATGAAGCGCCAGACACGCGCGAGCCGTGGGCGGAGTTAGCCATGCTGTGCTATCGGCTCTCTAGATGGCCTGAATCATTGGGCGCGGCGCTATGCTGCTTGGATATTAAAAATCGCGAAAAAGTCTACACGGTGGATCCGGCAGTGTGGGGATCGCAACCGCATGACAGCGCCTCGATTGCGGCCTACAACATGGGGCTGTACGAACTGGCACTTGAGCACGCTCGAAAAGCGGTGGAGATTGACGGATCGGACTTAAGATTGCGGCAGAATTTGGCTTTTTGCGAAGATAAGGTGAAGGCGGCGTGAGTACTCCGAATCCTCCGAAGACCTCTGGCACGTACAATTTCGCCCCGTCTATGGGCGAAGCTGTTCTGTATGCCTACGGACTATGTGGGATTCGTCGCACTGCTCTCACGCAACAGCACTTCGAAGACGCGCGCTTAGCCACCAATATGATGATGTTGCGGTGGTCATCTAAGGGTGTGAATCTTTGGCAAGTGGAATTAGATTGCGTGCCGCTCTGCAAAGGTCAAGCAACTTACTCGGTTCCATCCAATACCATTGTGATGTTGGATTGCTATATAACTTTGAATACCGGTAATGCCGGAATCGACAGATTGATTCTTCCCGTGAGCCGCACAGAATATGCGAGCTTTGCTAATAAGCAGCAGCAAGGATTTCCCACCACAGTGTGGTTCGATCGATTGCTTGCGCCGACCTTTACACTTTGGCCAGTGCCAGACGGAACTCAGGCGTTCTTTAAATATTATCGTTTGCGGCAAACACAAGATTCCATAATGGCGAATGGCACGCAAGTAGAGATACAGCCGTACGCGTTAGAAGCATATGTGCTCGGATTAGCATGGCGTCTCGCATTAAGTTGGGCAGCGGATAGAGCCATTGCACTCAAGCCTTTGGCGGATGAAGCATATGCGGACTTCGCAGATCAGAACACAGAACAAGCGAACCAATATATTTCTCCGCAAATCGGCGGGTATTTTCGCTAATGGGTTACGCATCCCAGCAAGGCCGCGCGAGAATATCGCCGAAGAAACCCCAAGCCGCCGGCGTCTGCGATAGATGCGGATTCGTTTACACGTTTCAAACATTAAAATGGCAGTACGATTGGCGCGGCGTGGCGATTCAGAATTTACGAATTCTCGTATGCCCTAGATGCACTGACCAGCCACAGGCCCAGCTTCGCGCTCTCACACTTCCGGCCGACCCAGAACCGATAATAAACGCCCGCGTCCAAGACTTCACCGTAGCTGAGAACAACTACCGCGCCGCCTCAATTCCCAATGCAGTCCACCCCATAACGGGCCTG